TGGCTATATCAAGATCCCAATTACTGAAGGAACTACTGCCTGGTTTGAATAGTTTGTTCGGTTTAGAATATAAGTCTTATCCAGAAGAGTGGAGATCCATGTTTGAGGTTGAAAACTCTGATAGGTCTTTTGAAGAAGAAGTCAAATTATCTGGCTTCGGTATGGCAGGAACTAAGGATGAAGGTTCTGCGATTACTTATGATGATGCACAAGAAGCTTACACAAGCAGATACGTACACAATACTATCGCTATGGGTTTCTCGTTAACTGAAGAAGCAATCGAAGACAATCTTTATGCTAGTCTTTCTGCTAGATACACCAAAGCTCTCGCAAGAGCCTTCCAACATACGAAGGAAGTTAAGGGAGCTGCAGTCCTCAACGAAGCCTTTACTGGCCAAGTTGGTGGTGATGGTAAATCCTTGTGTGCTACAGACCATCCATTAGTAAATGGTGGAACTAACGGCAACGAGCCTTCCACACCAGTCGATCTCAACGAAACATCGTTGGAAGCGGCTATTATCAGTATTGGTAAATGGACTGATGAGCGTGGTCTTAAAATCGCAGCTAGACCAAAGAAGTTGGTCATACCTTCTGACTTGCAATTTGAAGCTGAAAGAATCCTCAAGTCTACTATGAGGAGTGGGACAGCCGATAATGATGTTAACGCTCTTGCGTCTACATCTGCAATACCAGGTGGTTACATGGTAGCACATCACTTAAGTGATCCAGATGCTTGGTTCTTAATGACCGACATCCCTGGGGGACTTAAGCATTTTGTACGTGCTCCTATGAAAACTTCTATGGACGGAGATTTCGAGACTGGTAATACAAGATACAAAGGGCGTGAGAGATATTCTTTCGGATACTCTGATCCTCTAGGTGTTTTTGGTTCACCAGGAGCTTAATCACAATTTAGATAGAGTGGGTGACTTGATTGTCACCCTCTCTTGGTTTTCTTGACAGTTTTTAACTGACTAACCCATTAGACAAGAAGGAATTATATTATGGGAACTACTACTTTCTCTGGCCCAATCAAGGCAGGATCTGGATCAAATATCGGATCAGCCGTGATGGCTCAATCTAAAGTCATCGACATAATCGGTGCGTCTGTGACAGATCAGGTGTGTGCAACCATCCCTGCTAATTCGCAGATTATAGACGTAATTGTAAACGTATCTACTGTTTCAAATGATGGTGGTACGGCAACTGTAAGCGTGGGAACGTCAGCCGATCCCAATGCATTTATTTCTGCACTAAACGTCAAAGCACTTGGAACTACACATGGAACTCTGGATACAGAAGCCACTGATATTGGAACAAGTGATCTTCAAATCCTTGCTGATACAGCAATGGCAAATGGTGATGGAACGACAGGAGCAGCTACTGTAACTGTGATGTACATCCAAAACAACAACTTATCATAGGTGGATTAAATGGGTCTTATTACAGCAACAACTGTCACGGCTGATGGGGTCGCAGTCAATTCGCCAACAAGAGTTAAGAAGCTTTACTATATCTACGGAACTGGTGCAGGATCAATCGTTCTCAAGGATGGTGGTGCAACTGGAGATACACTCCTTACTATGACCATCCCTACAACTGCGACAGGTGAAGCTTCTGGTTCAATAACAATTCCAGAAGGTGGAATAAAATTTAATACAAATGTTTATGTCGATGTAACCTCGGTTTCATCAGTTACAGTGTTTCATGGCTAATATAATTGATTCAGGAGTGATTATGGCAGAGCGTAGTGGCATTAATCGTCAAGAAAGCGTTGCTGTGGCTATAGCTAGGCTTGAAGAACGTGTGGCCAGTATGCACGAAGACATGAACGAAATGAAAACTGACATTACAGAACTTAGAGCGACTGCCAATCGTTGGAAAGGTGCGTTCTGGGTTCTTGTAGGTTTAAGTGGTGCTTTTGGAGTTGTCGCTAATTTTATTATGGGGTGGCTCGGTAAATAGTTTTTATATCTTGGGAGGGATGAAAAATCGAGCCGATAACAATGGGATTAATGGCACTAGCTGCCGTTAAGAAAGGTATTTCTGTAGGGAAGGATCTAACTGCACTAAGCAAAGATCTTGGAAAAATATGGGATGCCATAGACAATGTAAACGTAAAACATAAAACAGCGTCAAAGGGGAAAGGTGGTGCATCCTCAAGAGCCTTAGATACGTACATGGCTACTGTACAGGCTAGAGATTTAGAGGATCAGCTTAAACGAGTAATTATGGAAACTCGTGGGATGAAGGGGTGGAAAGAACTCCAGAAAATTCGTGAGCAAGTTCTCAAAGAAGACAGAGAGGGAAAAGCTGAAGCTTTAAAAAGAAAGCATCAGAGAGAGTACTACATCTCAATTTTCTTAGGAATAGCCTTAATAGGTTTTGCAGTATGGGGATTAGGTTACTTTGCTGTGTATCTAAAGGAGACCACCAATAATTAAGGAATTATTATTTATAACCATAATACTTTCTGCATGGCTATGGACTTTTTATTTTCCGCCACTCTGGGAGAAATACTAGTTGTGTTGGCGTAAAATAAGAAGACCAACATTAGGTCATCGAAAGCATAAAATGCCAGAAGGAAAAAGAGAGCACATCGTTCTTAGGCATAAAACAAAAAAAGAAGATTTTTTATTTAGGGAACAAGCATGGCAACAAGTGGAAGTTACGCCTTTAATCTCGACATCGATGAGATTATCGAAGAAGCACATGAGCGAGCAGGATTAGGTAGAGCCTATTCTGGTGCAGACTACAGAACTGCCAGAAGGAGTCTTAATCTTTTAGGTCAAGAGTTTGCAAACAAAGGTATTAACCTCTGGACAATCAAGGAAGGTACGCTATCCCTACAACAAAATGGTGGGGTGTATACCTTACCAAGTTATGTGTTAGCTATATTAGATCATTCTGTTAGGACAGGATCTGGAACAAGCCAATCGGATCTTGCTATAACTAGAATGTCATTAGGTGAGTGGGCAGCAACCACAAACAAAAACAGTACAGGAAGACCTACTAAACTTTACATCGAAAGACTTAGAGATGGCCCAAAACTTTATCCTTGGCCTGTTCCAGATAATAACACTTATACTTTGGTTTATTACTATGTGAGCATGATAGAGGATGCAACATCAGGATCTATCACGCAGTACGATGTTCCAACAAGGTTTTTACCTTCCATTGTATCTGGACTCTCCTACCATATCGCTTTGAAAAATCCAAATACGATGGAAAGAGTTCCTATCTTAAAGCAGATCTACGATGAAGATTTTAATTTAGCTGCTCAAGAAGACAGAGATCGTTCTGATTTCAGAATAACGCCTGCGGTGTCATAATGGCTTACGCAAGTGGAAAAAACTCTAAAGGTATTTGTGATCGTTGTGGTCTAACTTTTAGATATGAAGAATTGCTTTTTGAAATAGAAAATCAAAGAAGAAATGGTCTTAAAGTATGTAGTTCTTGCCTTGATAAAGATCATCCCCAATTAAGGCTTGGAGAAGAGAAAATTGATGATCCTCAATCCCTACGAGATCCTCGCCCTGACCATGACGAAGTAGCTACTGTTAATACAGCATTTAACAACCGATATCCACACACTGCAGGGGTTACATCCTAATGACAACATACGCAACACTTGTATCCGATATTAAAAAATTTATGGAAGATGATGGATCAGAATTTGCAGATTCTATAGATACCTTTATTGATATTACGGAATTGAAGCTTTCAAGAGAGCTTATTGTTCCTGCCTTTAGGCAAAGAGCTACATCTGCATTATCAGGAAATGATCCTTTTATTACGTTACCTACCGATTTAGTTACGTTGGAAAACCTTCATTTGAACGAGTCAAATGTTAGAAGTATTCTATTATTAAGATCTGACGAATTTATGATTGAGTTCTGGCCTAATAGAACGGCTACAGGCTCACCTAGATATTATTCATATTACGACAATACGACTTTGTATGTTGCTCCAACTCCTGCAACAAATATTAACGTAGAGATTTCTTACAGAAGAAGACTACCGGGTCTGTCTGGTTCAAACACAACGAACTGGTTATCTGAAAACGCATTTGATTGTCTTCTTTATGGATGTCTTGTTGAAGCGTCTAGCTTTAACCGAAATGATGCAATGATGCAGAAATATACAGCTTTGTATCAAGCCGCAGTTCAAGCTGTAAATAGAGAAGGAAATATGCGGCTATCAATTGATAATTTTTACCAAAAAAGTGAGGGATAAAAAATGGCTACAGCTAATGCCGCAACAAACTACCTAGAGGAGAAATTATTAAAATTTATCTTCGACAACAATTCAGGTTCTTTTAGTACTCCTGGAGCATCTTTATACGTAGGTCTAGCTACAGCCGTAAGTGATGCAGAAGCAGGGTCACTAACAGAAGCTACTTACACAAACTATGTTAGAAGACAGGTAAATGGAACATCATCTGGTTGGACAATTTCAACAGGTGGTGGAACTTGCACAGCGGCAAATGCGGCTAATGTTGAATTTCCTGCATCTGGAAGTTCGGTTACCAATCAGACCATCACACACGCATTTATCGCAGATGCGTCAACGTCTGGGAATATCTTGTTTGTAGGAGCATTGGATGCTTCAAAAACTATAGGCAATTTGGACATCTTTAGGATAAACACAGGCAATCTGTCTATAGAGCTTAAATAGGTAAGTCATGGCTCTAAAAGTCGCTGATCGTGTAAAGGAACAGACTACCACTTCTGGTACAGGAAATATATCTTTAGGTGGTGCAGTTACTGGATTTGTTACTTTCTCTTCTGTATTAAGTAATGGCGATACGACCTACTACACGATATCTGACGGAAATAATTGGGAAGTTGGCTTGGGAACATACACTAGTTCTGGCAATACCCTCACTAGAACTGACAGTAATGTTCTTCAGTCAACAAATAGCGATAATAGAATATCACTA